ACTCTATTAAAAAAAATCTAACGGAATGTCAAACTACAAGTTAAAGCTTAACCAAATCCGCGAGGTCTTAAACATGCCAATTCGCTTCGAAACAGCAAAGTTAAAAGACGGAACGGTTGTTGAAGTTGAGAAACTAGAAGTTGGATTTCCTGTAACAATTGTTGCTGAAGACGGAACTAAGTCTGCTGCACCTGAAGGTTACCACGAGTTGGAAGACGGTACAAAATTAAGAGTTGATGCTAACGGTATGATCTCTGAAATTACTACTGCTGAAACTGAGGTTGCTGAAGGCGAAGGGACTGCTACTATTCCTGCCAATATGGCGGAAGAGACAGAAGTTGAAGTAACAAAAGAAACAGAGACTCCAATCAAGGACGAAGTTGCCGCTAAGATCGAAGAAAAATTAGGAATGCTATTCGCCGCTATCGAAGAATGTGCTACTGAAATTGCTACGGTTAAAGAGGAAATGGGAGCCATGAAAACGAAAATGGAGAAATTCGCTAAAGCACCTGCTGCAACGAAGATCCCAAAAACTGGCGAAATCGAAACTAAATTCGATGCAGTCGATGCTAAAGTAGCAGCACTAAAAGAGCTACGCAAAGAATTTTCAAAATAAAAAAAAAATCAATTAATCATGTCATTTAATTTATCAGGATTAAGCACTTACACTGACCAGTTGTCTACGGACCTTATCAGTGCTGCTCTTCTAAAGAGCTATTCAGTGAACATGTTGACTTTGCGTGCTGGCTTAACTGCTGGAACAACTGCAATCAACGTTCTAAACTCAACTGTAGACATTTTGGATTCCACTTGTGGATTCGGATCTGGTCAAACAGGTACAAACTCTACTAACTTCTCTCAAATCGATTTAGTAGTTCAATCAAAAATGTTGAAAGAGCAACTTTGCCCAGAAGACCTACGTACTTACTGGTTGTCAAGCCAACTTTCTCCATCTGCTTATCTAGAATCAGTTCCTTTCGAGAAATTGATCGCAGATAACAAAGTAAACAACATCGCTCAATTTATTGAGAACACAATCTGGCAAGGTGACGGTAGTAACTTAGACGGTCTTTTAGATCAAATCACAGTTGCTAACGGAGCTACTTGGTCAGGTAACTCTGGTTCAACACCAGTTATCACTGTTCCTTTGACAGTTGCAACTGCGGATGCTACAATCTGGGGAATCATCAGCAAATTATCAAATGCTCTAAAGCAAGAAGACGATCTAGTTATGTACATGTCGTACTCTAACTACGCTATCGCTGTTCAAGCTTTACAAGCTAAAGGTAATGCGATCATCACTCAATACCCTAACATTTCAAATGCTGCAGGTTTAATGGGTGCTTCTACATTCGTATGGCCAGGTACTAACGTAACTATTTACGCTGCTGGTGGTATTAATACTAACGATCACATCATCTTAGGCCCTAAGAAATACGCGTTCTTCGGAACAGGTTTGTTAGACGATCAAGATAAGTTCAAGTTCTACTACGATCCTTCTCAAGATATCGTAAACTTTATGGCTAAATTCCGTTTGGGTACAGCAGCATACGCTTCTCAATTCGTTTCAACCATCTAATACAAATTGAAATGGGGAGTCCTAAAAAACTCCCCAAATCTTAAAACTAAAAAAAATCTCAAAACACAATGGCTTGTTTAATTAACGACATAATTGCTTTAGACTGTATCAATGGTCTTGGAGGTGTTAAGGAGATGTATGTATTTGCTGGAGATTGGAATGGAGTTGTCGTAACTGAAACTGCTGGAGAAGTAACTGCCTTAACCGGCGCTGGTACTTTCTACCAATTCTATCTTCCTAAAGATACTGCATCAACTACAGAAACTATAACTGTTTCTAACGCTAACGGAACTGTATTTTATCAGCCCGAGCTTACTGCTATCTTCCAAAAATTGGATGCTGCAAAGCGTAACCAAATTCTATTACTTGCTCAAAACCGTGATCTTCGCGTTGTCTTCGTTGACAACAACAACGTTAGCTGGTTAATGGGTAATGTTAGAGGTTGCGTAATGTCTGCTGGTTCTGGTGCTACTGGAACTGCAGTTGGTGATCTTAACGGATACACTATTACTCTACAAGGTCAAGAACCTGCTCCAATGATTCCGCTAGATGACGATTTAGCTAACGTTATCGGTGGTGGTATGACTATCGTAACTACCTAATCCTATACCTTAG